TCACCTTTGTAAGTGTACTGTCCAGCAAAACTCAGGATGTCTGAAAATTCAGTGAGAACTTCTGTGTTGCCTACTATAGGGGCACCTTCTTCTAGTGTGCCATTGCCAATAAACAGCCTACGATCGTCAACTGCCCAACCTAGTTCAGCACCTGCTAGAGGTTGAGGTAAATCTTCTTGTAGACCTTTACGGGCGGTGATTCTTGATATTTGTACGATTGCCACAGTGTGATTCCTTCGGGTATCACATATTTAGCAAGTAATACTGTTCAACCTTTTTCCACCACAAGTCCCTATACTTTTCAAACTCCTGCCCTTCTAGCACAAATTCCTGATATTCTGGCTGGGAGATCATGTTCATTTGTTCATCTACAGTAGGTTTCACGCACATTAAAATTACACCTTTTTTAATGTTTGTGCCATGTAATTCGTTGTGTGCTTCGGCATAGGCACACAACTGTACAAAATAATCATCAATCCATTCACGTTTTTTAGGTTTGTTAGTTTGCTTGTAATCTAATATGGCTTCTTGATTTAGGTGTATGCCTGCACCATCAGTCGTGCCCGCATACACCTTGGGAAAATACAGTGGAACTTCTATACCCCAAAATTCTGACACATGTTTTAATCCATGTTCCACAACTTTTTGTGCCATGGCATGACTAGCCCATGAGAATGGATTCGTACCACGATCTTTTATCACACCATCCTTGACATATTGTTCAAGGTACGTGTGCATGCGTGTGCCACGATTGGCTGCTTCTGTTGTGATAGCCTGTGCTTTTTCTGCACCAATGCTGTTGCGCCAATTTTGCAGAGCTCGTTTGCTTTCTTCGCTTTTGGTCTTATCAAGTATGGTTGTGACACTGGGTAACTTGTTGCCGTCGGGTGTGGCATAATATCTCTTGCCTTCGATGGTCACACGAGGAACCGGTTGATAATCAAATCTGGGATTTAACAAATTAAACTCTAAAACTTTCTCCGCATCCACAGCGGTCACGTTCATTGGGATTGGTGAATTCAAAGCCCTCATTGAGACCTTGGCGTACATAATCTACTTGTGTGCCACGCAAGTACACATCATGTTTTTTATCAACTATTACACAAAAATTTAGTTGAGCATAATTTATAGTGCTCTCATCGGGGTCATATTGTTTAACGTATTCTAACACATAAGCAAGCCCTGAGCAACCTGTGGTTTTTACACCCAGCCGTATGCCAGCATAGCCTTTGGTTTGCACCAATTTTTGTATTTTAGATTGTGCTTGATCAGTTATGATTATCATGTTAGTATTTACTAGTCAATCTCATTGCATAACTCATTGGCAACCTGTTTAAAATTGTCTTTTACAGTCAGTTGAAAAAGTTTTTTTGCAGATTTCCTTGGTAACAATTTTGCAACATATAAAATAAAACTATCATTTATGGTCAACCATCCGCCAAACGACATAGGCTCGCAAGATCTTACTGTGGGATTTCCTAAAAAATCCTGAGTGAAATAAAAATTTTGTTCGTTAATCCAATTTGTATAAAGATTATCGCATAATATACGATATCCATCACTGGTTAATAAATTATCAATTACTGGTTCAATGTCTATGTGCATGCCAGTGTGCCTTAACATGATGCATTTTATTACACTTAGAGCGTTGTAAAATCCAGATAACACTGTCATTTTTGCCAAATCTTTCTGATCAAAAGAAACACATTTTTTAGGAATATTGCTCACATAAAAATTAAAATTTGGATTGATTCTTGTGGATTTTACGTATTCAAATTGAAATTTGCGTTGATACTCAGGATCATATGCTGCAGGACTAGCCGGCAATGGTTCATTTAAAAACACAATAGGTAATATATTTTTTTGAGTTATTTGTCGCAGAGTTTCCCGCCAGGTCAACGGAGTTTGTCCGGGCAATCCATAAATTAATTGTGCTTTCACAATCAACTGCGGATGTCGTGTGGTCAGTTCATCTGCCATGGCTGCATGGGTTTCCCAGCCCACATCTGGACGATCAATGTTCTTTAATATTTGTTCATTGGTGTCTTGTATGGAGAAGTTCAAGGTCTTTTGCACCAAGCCACTTTCAGCCATGATGTTGAAAATTTTCAAGTTAACATCTTTGCGTAGTTTACTGTAGTTGCCACTGATTTTAAACCCTGCATTGTGTTGCAGATTTTTTTGTGCAAAGTATTCAATCATGTCAACATCTTCGTCGTATTGACCAACGTTGGCGTCAGACAAATAAATTTGCCTAATTTCTAATTCATGAAATAAATCAATTTCTTCTCGATAGGTGTTTTTGCGTCGACTTATTTTATTTCCTAATCCACTGTTCCAATCACAGAACGTACACGAATATGGACAACCTCTTGTGAGAGTATAGGGCAAATAAAGTGTTCCATTGCGTTTCATAATCGTACGAGTCATTTCAGCAAACAATTCTCGATTGTGTGTAAACGGACTGGTGCTGATCATTTTTACAAATTTGTAATCTGCCAGAACAGGCAAGCCAGTGTTGTGATTTACCCATCCACAATTAGATGTATTGAATGCTATCAGGGCAGTGTCAGTGACCAGACTCTTAATAATGTCCGCAAATGCATGTTCTCCTGCTCCGTACACTGCATAGTCAATGTAAGGATGCTTGATAAAAAAGTCAGGATCAAGATTAACATTGATGCTGGGGCCTCCTGCAATGACTTTGATATGTTTAGACAATTGTGATCTAATTTGAACCAGTTGATTTATCAAGTATTCATGATTCCATATGTAATGACTGGTACAAAGAGCATCTGGCTGATGTTGATCGATATATGCCAACAATTCATCATTGGTCAGCGTTTGTTGAATTGGGACTAACCATTCCAGTTGATCAGCAATGTCTGGATATGTTATATCAACATAGGTTTTTAGATGCAACACAGCCGGATACAACCAAGATTTTGTTCCACCAGCGTGATACAGTAGTATACGAAACCGTTGATCCGTCATGAGTCAATGTTTCTTTCGATAATCTTCCACGGCGGCTTTTATAGCATCTTCAGCAAGAATAGAACAATGAATCTTGACTGGTGGCAGTGCGAGTTCTTGAGCAATCTCTGAATTTTTAAGAGCTGCGGCCTCGTCAAGCGTTCGTCCTTTAACCCACTCGGTAACAAGAGAGGATGAGGCAATGGCACTTCCGCAACCGTATGTTTTGAACCTGGCATCTGTTATAATTCCGTTTTCAACTTTGATCTGCAATTTCATCACATCGCCACAAGCAGGTGCTCCCACCATGCCTGTGCCAATGCTGTCATCAATTTCAAACTTGCCCACGTTACGTGGATTTTCGTAGTGATCAATTACTTTTTCTGAATAGGCCATGTGATATTCCTTCGCTTATTATAGCGTATTTACTGATAGATGTCAACCGGAATAGTTACTTGTTCATTCCGCGTTGCATAGCGGATTTGGCCGAGGCGGCCACAATGTCTTGTGCTTTGTTTACTGGCATTTTGGTTGGTAAGTCAGGTGCCGCACCTTTGTATTTGATTACAGTAGGATTATTAGGATCCATAGGTTCTAGCACACTGTCCAAAGGAGGCTGACTCACAATGCTCACAATGTTTCTTTCACTAACAGGAAATCCCAAACTACGAGCAGCAGAAATAAATGCATCGGTACTGATTTGCTTTTGTGCATTTTCATCATCGGCACGACCAGAAAGAAAATCCACTAGGCCTTGCAGTTTGGCTGGATCTAATGGTTTGGTGTTTTCGACTTCATCGATTCTCATTATCTACGTGCTCGGCCCAATGCTGCTTTAGGAGCAGGTGAACCTGTTTCGAGATCAGCACCTAGGTCAGCACCCATTTCGGCACCTACGTCAGCACCAACATCTGCACCCATTTCAGCACCCGGCATAGGAGCCGGAGCAGCACCTGGCATGCCACTGGCAGCCATGCTGGTGTCTAATGCAGCAGGTTGGCCTGTGACCACGCCTAATGCTGTTTCTAACTGTTGCTTGGCACCTTGTAAGTTTTGCACAAGCCCTTGCAATGCACCAGTGACGTCACTGTTGAACTGTGTGGCTTGTTCCATGCCAATTTGATTGCGGATTGAATCTACTAGAGCAGGCAGTTCTTTGAATTGCATTTCTGTGGTATCTTCCAACATTGATTGCATTTTGTCTACCATGTCTTGCGCAGCCAACACAACTTGAGCTTGTTGTACTTCTGATTCTTTCAAGTAACGGTATGCTCTACGCAAACGACTTTCAGCAGCCATCATTGCCTGACCGGCTACCATTTTTTGTTCGTCTGGTGTGAGATTTTGACCTGCTGCGCTTTTCTTCAATGCCTGAGCCAGTTTAGGATCTTTGATATCCACAGTGTTTTGACTGCCCGACGGCGGAGGTGTGGTAGCAGTACTGGTGCTGGGATTAGTGCTGGATGAAGTAGGTGGGATTGGAACTTGTTCTTCTCGGATGCGACTTGCCAATGCTTGTTCCATCATCACCAGTTTCAAATACGCAGGATTGCGCTCACTGGTGTGGCGGCTGGGACTACGCTGATGTTCAGCAATGACTCCACGCACACGTTTCAGCATGGCCTGTGCTTCGCGCACTGTGAGTTTGTTCACAGGCATCTTGGTTCCAAAGTAACTTTCAAATACTCGGGTTACTTGGCGGCTCTTTTTTGGTGTGGCCAGTTCGGTTAATTTCATTTGGCAAATCCTCTTAGTTGTAGATATTTAGCCGAATTTAAACATTTTTCAAGTTCTTGATTCAGCAGGGTA